CTATATATTTATAATATAAGGAGAAATAACTATGATATCATTAAAAAATTTACTTAACGAAGAAATACACACAGAAGAATATACTGTGGAAAATTATCACGATATAAAAGAATTCTGTGAATTCATGAAAGAATACAAATCTGATATGAATGAAGCTGAGTATCAAGGTAGAACAGTTAAACTTGGAAAACCAATGCAAGGTGATACTAAGAAATTCAAAGTATATGTCAAAAACCCCAAAGGTAATGTAGTAAAAGTAAACTTTGGACATGGAGGAAGTTCAGCAAAGAAATCAGGAGAAAAAACAATGTCTATTCGAAAGAATAATCCAGATGCAAGAAAAGCATTTAGAGCTAGACACAATTGTGATTCACCAGGTCCAAGACACAAAGCAAGATACTGGTCTTGTAGAAAATGGTAAAACAAAAACAAATAAAGGTTATAATTTAAATTAGGAACAAAATGGCAGATACTTCATTTTTTGGTAGATTAACGAAACTCTTTCGTACTCAAGCAGTTGTTACTGTTGATAAGGAGGGTAAGAGAAAAGTAATTGATACCGATGAGAGACAACAAACTAACTTATCTTCTTTAAGAGATAGGTACACGAAACTACAAAAAGGTTTCTATGAACAAGCAGGTGGTGCTCAATCAATGGCATACCAACAAGTTCGTAGAGAAGTTTTTAGAGATTTTGATGCAATGGATAATGACCCAATATTAGCATCAGCTCTTGATATATACGCAGATGAATCAACACTAAAAAATGAATTTGGTGATACTCTTGGAATTGTATCTGATAATCAACAAGTACAAGAAATATTAAGAAACTTATTTTATGATGTTCTTAATATTGAATTCAACTTATGGCCATGGGTAAGAAATATGTGTAAGTATGGAGATTTCTTCTTAGGTTTAGAAATCGCTGAAGGTAAAGGTATTGTTAACGTTACACCTCATTCAGTTTACAACACAGAAAGATTAGAAAGAACAGACCCATCGAATCCAAACTCAGTAAAGTTTAAAATTACTGAAGACCCAAATGGAAAAGAACAATACGAAAACTTTGAAGTTGCTCACTTTAGATTATTAGCAGATACAAACTGGTTACCATATGGTAAATCTATGATTGAGAATGGACGAAGATTGTGGAAACAATTATCTTTAATGGAAGATGCAATGTTAATCCATAGAATTATGAGAGCACCTGAAAAGAGAGTTTTCAAAATTGATATCGGTAATATTCCACCAACAGAAGTAGATAACTATATGCAAAGAATTATGAACAAGATGAAGAAAGTTCCTTTTGTTGATAGAAATACTGGTGATTACAACTTAAAGTACAATATGCAAAACCTAACAGAAGATTTATCTACCTGTTCGTGGTGGTGATAGTGGAACCAATATTGAAAATCTTGCTGGTTTAGAATATGCAAGTATTGAGGATATTGATTATCTAAAAAACAAATTATTTGCAGCTCTAAAGATTCCAAAAGCTTATTTAGGATATGAAGAAAATGTAGGTGGTAAAGCAACTCTTGCTGCAGAAGATGTTAGATTCGCAAGAACAATAGAAAGAATACAAAGAACCGTAGTATCTGAATTAACTAAAATTGCAATAGTACATTTATATGCACAAGGAGTTACTGATTCAGAAATGACAAACTTTGAATTACAATTAGTAAATCCATCTTTTATTTACGAACAAGAAAAATTAAATCTTTGGAGTGAAAAAATTAGATTAGCTCAAGATATACAAGGTCTTAATATGTTATCTAAAGATTGGGTATATGATAATGTATTTAAATTATCAGATGGAGAATCCGATGAACAAAGAGTTCAGATGTTAGATGATTTAAAAGATAGATATAGATTCCGTTCTATTGAAGATGAGGGTAATGACCCTGCACAAGAAGATGAAGAGCCAGATGATATTGAGGAATCAATTGAAAAACTAAAACAAGAAATAAAAGATAAAGGTGGTAGACCGAAAGAAGGTGGAACATATGGAAAAGATAAACACCCATATGGAAGAGACCCTTTAGGAGATAAAGAAAGAAAAGATGCTAAAAGAAACACAACTTCTGAAGAAAAAGCTATACAATATATTAATGGTATTGCATCAAAAAGAAAATATTTACATGAATTAAAAGGTATGTTAGATGAGGAGAATATCCTCAAAGATACTGAAAATTAATTAATCTTATATAATTTTATATTTATATAAGGGAAATTTACTATATCATAATAGGAAAAAATAACGATGAAAAAAATAAAACACTCAAAATTTAAGAATACTGGTTTTCTTTTTGAGCTTTTAACTCGACAAATTACCATGGAAATACTAAATGGTAGTGAGGAAAAGGCTAAAGGAATAATTAAAGAATTCTATGGCAGAGGAACAGAATTATCTAAAGAACTTAGATTATTTAACCTTTTAATAAATGAAAGATATAATACAGAATCAAAGGCTGAAAAGTTTATTGATGCTATTTTAGAAGCACATACTAAAATAAATTATAAAACAATTCAACGAGAAAAATATAATCTTATTAAATCTATTAAAGAAAATTTTGAAATAAATAATTTTTTATCATCTCCCGTAACAAATTATAAAATTTTAGCATCAATTCATAAATTATTTGAAGGTAAAAAGAATAATATTCTTGATGTTAAAGATGTATTTAATTCTAAAATAACTATTGTAGAGCACATTTCATCGAATTCCCAAATTACAAAAAATGCTAAACAAGATAAATTAGTTGAAGAATACAAAAAACAAGAAAAAGACCTTAGATTGTTGACATATAAGATTCTTGTTGAAACTTTTAACAAAAAATATACTACTTTAGATAAATCACAAAAAGGATTATTAAGAGAGTATATTAATAATGTTACTAACACATCAAAGTTTAATGAGTATTTTGAATCTCAGTTAATTGAAACAATCACATCTTTACATTCAATGTATAAAGGTATGAAAGATAAGATTACAAAAATAAAGTTAAGAGAAACAATAAATGTTTTGAAAAAACAGAAAATCGGTAAGAAAATTACAGATGAACAAGTTTCAGCTTTAATGATGTCTTATGAGTTGGTTAAGGAGATAAAAAATGTCAATGGAACAAAATCTTAATAAATTTTTAGAAGAACTTATCCAAGAAGTAGAAAAAGAATTGGATGAGTCAACCGCAACAGGTAATGTAGCTGGGTATAATGTACCTGGTGCATTTTCTAATGGTGGTGCTAAAGATAAGAAGCGTAAGAAAAAGATTTCAACTCAATTCGGTATGAAGATAGTTGGTAAGGTGGATGAAGATTCAATAAACGAAGTAAAATACTACATTACTCGTAATCAAGGTAGAGGAAGAGGTAAATCTTTAGTTGGTGGATATGATTTGAAAAAGAATAAAAAATTACCACCAAAAGAATTCAGAACATTTAAAGATGCTGAAAAAGAAATAAAGAGATTACAAAATACACAAAAAGGAATTCCAGGTGGCGGTTCTGCATATTTCGTAACTGATAAAAAAATGAATCCATTAAAAGAATCGGTAAACAAAGCCAAAGTAAAAAGACCAGTAAATCGTTGGTTAGAATTAAAAAACGATGATTCAATGCATGCTCATAAGAAAATGGCTATGGGATTGAAAGAACTTAAATATCAACTTAGAGAAACAGAAAAATTCTTTAATTGGTATAATAAGATTAAAACAATGAATGAGTTAGATTCTGATAACTATTGGAAAAGAACAAACAAACATATTTATAAGATAAAGGAGAGATTGATAAACATCGCTCGAACTATACAGGAGATAGAAAAATGAAAATAACAAGAGAAGCATTAAAAAACATAGTTAAAGAAACTATGATTGAAGAATCTGAATATCAAGAATTTTTCAAAAGAGCCTTAGAAAAAGCAGGTAAATCAATTCCTTCTATGTCTGATGAAGAAAAAAAGAAATTCTTTAACAACATAGAAAAGACTTGGAAAGGTAGAGGAGCAAAAAAAGAACAAGTTTCTGAATTAACAGCTGCTCAGAAAAAATTACCACCAGCACTTCAAAAGGCAATAGAGAAAAAAGAAGAATCAAATTAATGAACTTATTAAGAAAGTAATACTATGATTAGTTTAAGAGATTTATTAAAAGAAGAAAAAGCATTTACCGCAACAAGAAAAGAAACTGGTAATGTATCTGTATTCAAAACCAAAGCAGCTAGAGATGCTGCTGTAAAAGCTGGTACTCACGAAGTACCTGAAGATGAAAAAGGTGGTAAAGATGAACCTAAAGGTGAAAAACCTAATATGTTCTCTAAGGATGCAGGATATGATGCACCTGATGCTAAAAAGAAACAATCATCTACCGATTCTTCATCTAATGATAATATTGAAGATATAGTATCGGATGAAGATAAATTAAGAGATTTTATAGAATCAAATAAAACTAATCTTTCTGATAACCTCTCCGATAAAGATTACCAAGCAATTAAGGAAATTCCTGATATGATAGAATACTGGAAGGAAGATATTAAAGAACTTGAAATAAATTGGGCCCATGACCCAAAGACGCGAGATGAGTTTATAGGAGATAGGATAATGTTTATTAAAAACCTTAAAAAGAAAGCACAAACTCTTATTGAAAAAGGTCAAGGTAAAGATTCTTCTGAAGAAGAACCTAAAAAAACCGAACCTAAATCACAATCTTCTAACTCATTTAGTAAAGATGAACTTGATAATGCATTAGGAGATTCAGTTGAGTTAGATGATTTTTTAGATGATAATGAAGATAAATTTTCTAAAGAAGATTTCCAAACATTAAAAAGTTTAAAAAGTTCTATACAACAACTTGAAGGTGATTTAGTTGATGCCGAAATGGAAGATGATGAAGATAGAATGGTGGAACTTGAAGATGAAATTGAAAATGAAAAATTTGAAGTAGGGAATATTCTTGATAAATACAAATCTACACAAGAAACTACATCTACAAAACTAATGGATTTATTAAAGGTAAATTAAAATAAAATGACTAAGAGAGAATTGTATGATATAATCAATGAGGAAATCGTTAACTTCAAAAAAGGAAAGATTAACGAAGAACTTAATGAGTCTGATAAAGATTTAATAAGAAAAATCATCAGACAAGAGGTATCAGCAATCTTTTTTGATTTATTTAAAAAACGTAAAAGTTGGGGAGCATAATGGCAAATTTATTAATAGAAACAAACCTATTCGAAGGTAGAGTAAACGAGGACGAGAGTGGAAGAACTATCGTTAAGGGTATTTTACAAAGAGCAGGTGCAGAAAATCAAAATGGAAGGATATATCCTAAACCAATTTTGATGAGAGAAGCTAAGAAATACGAAACACTTATTAAAGAAAGAAGAGCACTTGGTGAATTAGACCATCCAGATTCTTCTGTAATCAATCTAAAGAATGTATCTCATAACGTAAGAGAGATTCATTGGGATAATGATGATTTAGTAGGAACAGTTGAGATATTACCTACCCCATCTGGTAACATCTTAAAAGAACTACTTAAAGCAGGAATCCTTTTAGGTATATCATCAAGAGGTATGGGTTCAGTAGAACCTCTATCAGGTGGTAAAGTACAAGTAGGTGAAGATTTTGAATTGATAGGTTGGGATTTTGTTTCTAATCCATCAACACATGGAGCATTTATGACTCCGATGAACGAATCTGTTAACAAACAAGGTGAAGTTTGTAACGAGTGGTGTAAATCACAAGATTTAATGAGAGAAATTATAACAGAATTAAACTAAGTTATGGCATTTGATATAAAAAAATATTTAGGTGATAATGATATTAAATTAGGAACAGTAACAAGAAACGTTGCAAGTGTTCCATTTAAAGGTGGTCACAACGATATAAGAAAAACTAATTATGATGTTAAGATTACCGAAGATGGTAAACTTGATTTATATACTCTTAAAAAGGAGACAAAGAAATTATGATTAAACTAACTGATTTATTACAAGAACAAGATTCATTTACTGCAATCAACAAAAGTAGTGGTAACGTAACTGCATTTAAATCAAAAGATGCAAGAGACTCTGCAGTTAAATCAGGTACTCATGATAAAAATAAAGATTCAGAAGATGATGATGATAAAAAAGATACTCCTAAAGTAAACATCTTTAAAAGGGATAATGATTCCGACTCAAAGAAAAATCTTCAGAAAATGAAAAAAGATAAAAGTGGAACTCAAAAATCTTTATTTCCTGATGAGAAACCAGATTCAAAACCAACTGGTGATTCTAATAAAATAAAAGACCCAAAAGGAATGTCAAAGGTTGTTCCTAAAGATATTGGAACAGACCCTGATAAGATGGAAGCTTGGCTATTTGATGAAGATGGTGCAATTGGAGATGGTCAAAGTTTCGGAATGAGTGATAAAAACGCAGATGAACTTTACAATTTACATGGTAAATATGATGATGCAAAAAAAGCTGGTGATAAAAAAGAAATTGAACGAACTAAGAAAGAGTACATTGAATTTGTTTATAACAATTTAGAAAAAAATCAAAACAAACCAAAAGAACCTGAAACAAACGATTATTGGAACAAGGATAAAGATGCACCTAAGAGAGATGATAACACCGATACACAGATAGATGATGTTCAAAATAATATTGGTGATTTAGATGGCGATGAAATTAGAGATTATGCAGAATCAGATATATTCCCATATCTTAAAGGGAAAGATTTAGAAATTGCAAAATCATTAGTAGATGATATTGAAGATTCTGGTTCAGATTTTGTTAGAAGTGCTGATGTAAGGGCAGATTTAAAAGATTTATTTGATAAGAAAATGACTTTAGATTCTCCAAAAATAAAACCTTTTGCTCCAAAACCATCTAAAATTGTACTAAAGAACCTTGATACATTAGGTGACATGGCGATTGGTGATAAACCAGCATTAAATCCAAAAGATATGGGTGATGCAGAATATGAAAGAACAATGTTACGAATGATATATAATTCATTAGAAGATTCAAACTATCATACGGCTAACAGATTTATCTTTGCAGATTTAGAAGGTAATAAAGAAAAAAGAAAGAAAGCTGATTTCAGAAATGCTCCAGATTTAGGTTCGCCTGATTATAAAGATTGGACAGAAAAAAACACTATCTATACAAAAGATTTTAATGCAGGATTTAATAGAAAAAATGAAAGAGATGATTTATTTGATAAAGTTTCAATTGAAGCTGCTCAAAAATCAGGACATGATGGTGGACAAATTCTTGCTGGTTATCTTGTAAAACTAAGAAAAGATGGTAAAGAAGATTTAGCAAATAGAATTCAAAAATCATTTGAAGATGCTGAAAAATCTATGGATGAGGGTAAACTTAGTATCACATCTCTTGTTAAAGAATCTATATTTATAAAAAATTTAATCAACGAAGGAACTCGTTCTCAAGTTGGTGTGATTGGTAGAAATGGTAAGATTGTTTCTGCATACGTTCATTTCGATGGTTATCCATCAAATATGAAACCAGGTTTAAAACATCACATGAAGAACGAAAAAGATGTTCTTAAACTAATCAAGATGGGTGGGGCAAGAGGAATCTTTGATGATAAAGAAATTGAATATTACAAAAAAAGTGGTCAACCATTAAAAGGTGATTCTAAAGATATTAAATCATATATTAACGATGCTGGAGTTGAGGCTGGAGCAGAATATGTATATTTATACAATATAAAGGATAAGAAATGGTATTTCGCCGATGTATATGGTAAAAAAGAACTAAAAAAATTATTTTAAGGAGAGTACAATGATTAAATTAACCCAACTAATGAACGAATCAGAAGAAAAGAGACCTCTTTCTTTAGAAGTTAAAAAACACTTCTTAGAAATCGTTTCTACTTACAACAAATATCAAGAATCAATGGATAGAAAATCTGATATTACTCAAGTGGCAGAAACACTTGGTGGTATTACAGAAGCAGCTAGAACATTAGCAATTCACGAAGGTGATGATTGGTTTGATAAACACACGATTAAAAGAAACATGAGTGAATTGGATAAGTTGGGTAAACAATTCGATAAAGTTGCTCTTGAAGCTAAGGCACTTGACCAAAGAATGGGTGGATTATATGAAGATATGGGACACATACTTTCAAGGTACTACAAGATTGGTGAGATTTCAGAAGAACAGATGAAAGAACGTTTAGGAATGAACGAATCTAAAGAAGATTGTGGTTGTGGATGTAATGGAACAACTCCAGGTGGATGTAATGAATCTTTAAACGAAGAACCTGTTGCAGTATCAATGAGAAACGATGATGGTTCTATCACTACTACAATAAAAGAAGTAAATGAATTAAATGAACAAGAAACTGCATTATATGAGTTTGG